TGACTTGCGACTGTACTTCACCGCAAAAAATGCAGCTTCTTTCTGCTCCTCATCTTTGGAGTTCGCTATATTTAAGAATTCGGATAGTTTCATAGTGCTTTATTTCCACCGCCAAGGCGGCTCGGATTTACAAATGTTTGAACATAGTACCTTATCGCATCAATCCAGTGGTTATAAGCATCAATAGGCACGCCGTTAGCCTTCCACGCATAGTTGTTTAATTCCTTGCCTATCTCCGTGCTTTCTGGGCTTACAACGATCTTGTAATCCTGCATTGTCTTGATGCCGGCAAGCACGCTGCCGTCGCCCTTTACGACCTTGCGGATATTTAACCCCAGCCCCTTGATGTCGGCAATTAGGCGCTTCTCGCTGCTGTCGGCAATAACGACTTCACGCGGCTTAACCACGGCCTTGACCTTGTCATACAATTCTCTGGTCCCGTGGTTATAACCCCACATCCCTTGCTTTGCGTATATGATTCGGTTCTTCCTGTCAATGGCCACTTTTACCAGTACGTCAGGGTCAGGGAAGAACCCGAAGTCCATCCCCCAGCCATAAGGAAGGGAGTCGTCAAATTTGCCATATTCCCAATTTTTGAAAACAACACCCTCGGCTGCTTCAAGCCACCCCCCTAAAATTATATGTTTAAATTTCTCAGGGTTCCGCTGCTCAAGTAATTTTAATTCATTCAGGTAGTCTTCTGGCACGAACTCGATAGCATCCTTGTAGGTGGTGTGAATGTAGCATACGTTATCTTTTACTCCATTCCAACCAGGTTGCACCCCAGTGCTTTCGAAAAATCGCTTGTATATCCAATGCTGCTTTGTCGTTGGGTTTAATATTATGATAACTATATTCTCGACATCCTTCGCCCTTATTGATAGGTTTATCTTGTCGAAGCTGGCTTCGTCGTTTTCCTCCTCTGCCTCATCGAGAATGAAGCAGCTGAAATTCTTCAAAGATTTTAGCTTAGCTGTTTGGTTTCCGGAGCTAGTTTTAATGCCCTTGAAGACTATTTTGCCGTCATTGTGGTTGAATGTTATCCTGTCGTTTTGGATGTTCGCAAATTCGTCAATGTTTAGCATTTCGAGCTTCTCAACCACCTCTGGGATAATACTATCCTTGGCGCTTACGAGCGTGTAACGAGAGTATAGCACCCTGTGGCCTTGATTATAAGCAAGCGTGGCAGCCGCGGTACCTGTGGCAAAAGATTTTTGAGAAAAACGCCCCCCAGTCAGAATGTAATACCTGACCCCTTCCGGCCTGTTGAATAGGGGCTGGAATTTACTGTTTAGTTTTATCGGTGTCGTCGCTATCATAGAAAACTATCGGTGCTGGCTGTATCTTCTCCCCCTTGGTTGTGTGGTCGATATATTGCTGGTTTAGTTTTTGGTGCTCCTCGGGGGTGCAAATTAAGCGGTACAAAGCAAGCAATTCAGCCGCTTTTTGAGACTTGAATAGCTTAGCCCTAATAGACGACTTCGTCCTTACTTTATTGTCCTCTAACAGGCGCTTAAGGGTGTCGTATTCGTCTGAGCCCTTAGGAAAAAACCTATAAAAAGTATCCTTGTTGCAAGGTATAAATGCTATAATATCCTCAATAAAAAAAAGGTTATTTTCTTTTATTGCATCAATTGCCTGGTTGTATATTTTTTTTCTGTCGTATGCCATTAGTAGCGTTTTTTAATTTGATATTCGTCTTTCATCTTTTCATACAGCTTCAAAACAAAATCAAAATGTTTTTTTGAATTAACAACTTGCAGGCTCTCGATCCTCGCATTATTGCCCGCATTCATCGAGCCTGACAAAACGAAGTAATTACCTCCAATTTTAATGGCTGCAATCTTTGCGTGGTTGTGGCAAAAAACGATTTCCACGTTTGCTTTATCGAGGATATCTGTGATCACCCGCTCTTTTTGGCGCTGCGAGTTCATTATATCGGAAATAATCACCTTCAAATCAGCCCTCTCCGATAATGCTGCTGTGTACCTCGCTGCCTTGTCGTTTACTGTATAGAAAAATAATATCGCATTATCAATACTACCTTTTTTTGTTTCAATGTAATTAACAACATCGAGCAGCGAAATTGCTTTTGTTGTTACAGCAAAATACCCGCAATTTTTTTCTGGTATTTCAAAAGAAAGAGAGTCGATAATGTCAAACCGCATTTCTGTATTCAGAGCAATCCGGTCTGAATAATCCACAATCCTACTGCTGGCCTCGTGCCTATTGACAAAAGACACGTCGTCATTCCAGCTCTGCTCTATGTCGCCCCACTCGCTTTTCATCATATAACATTTAGCACAGCTATAAAGATAGCCGCAAGAGCAAATATAGCAATTATTACCGCAGATGCAAACTGCACTAATGTTTCAAAGTCTTCATACTTCATTATTCTCCCTCCCTGTGTTTTAAATAGTTCTCCATCAGCCGACGCAGCTGCTCACGACTCCATATAACGCCATCCGCATAGGCTTCAAGAAACTTATCAATCTTCTCTTTTTCAGGGATCTCTTCCGGCACCATTTCAACGACGATGCGATTGCCTTCCTGCGACACCGTGATTTTCTTCACACCGTCGGGAATGTCGAAAGTGTGGCGGGTGGGTTCGGGGACTTCTTCGATAAGGTCTTTGGGATGTTCTTCAGCGAAGTGGCTCCACTTGCCGCTCTCGGTGTACCGTTCACCATCGCTGCTCAGGCAGGGGTAATTGACCGTATTGTCCTTCTCAACAATTTTCACCTCCTTACCTTTTCGGTTTCGGTAGGTCTTTCCAACTTGTAATTTAATTTCGCTCATTTTCGTTGTGTTTTTACCCCGCCCTATGGCAGGTGATTAATAAATTAAATTTCTGACATAGATAATATATCGGTGTTATTTACAAGGTGGCGTACGTCCGTCAAAGACAACCACCATACTATCTTTTGTTCCGCTTTGTGTTTTTCCGTGTTTATTAAGCGGTAGGTAAAAATTACCGTCTTTGTCCAATTTACCAAACTTAATTCTACCTCTAATAAATTCTATTTCAGTTGCATTTGGCTTTATCCAATCGTGAAATAGCTCAGTTGAAGTTGATACAGGAAGTAAGAAAACACAAAGCTTACCTTTCTTCATTTCTTCAATTCCTTTCCGCACAAACGCCTCCTTTAGTTTTCTACTATATGGTGGATTTACAAAGTTACGTTCACCCCATTCAATGCTTAATCCATCAACTACTTCACCTTCACAATAAGGGCAAGGATCAAAATCGAAATTAAATCGCTCGTCCAATTTCTTATAAAAGTCAGGGGGCGTAGCGTAGTTATCATCATTGTTTATATGTATTTTTCTCATATTCAAATTTTGTTTTATCCCGTCCTCTGGCGGGTGGTTATACATAAGACGATATGTCGGTGTCATAAACAAATAAAAATTATTACGCTGGAATTTTAAGCCAACGCACAATTTCTTTGTTTATAATATTGCCGCAACCGTTAGCGCCCATTGCAATTATCACGACCCCATTTAGCCCAATAAACTGCATCTAAGTAGCGGATATACCCATCCGAATAAGTATCAATGTCTATTTGACTTAATGCTATTGGTATTTCCTCCCAAATATATTCCTCTATTTCTTTGTCAGTAAGTAACGGGGTTATAACACCAACTGTATTTAATTGCTGGTTATCTGCGTTATTTAAGTTTTGTCCTTTGTTCATAATTATTTCTTTGTAAGTTAAATTTCCAACATAGACTATATGTCGGTGTTAACCATCATACCCGACTTTTTTAAGGATTTCGATAAGCGGCTCACGATGCTTTTTTGGAAGCCCCCGGGTGCCTTTTAAGAATTTGTAAAGTGTCCGCGGGGGAATTCCGGCAGCCGTTTCGATTGCCGAGATTGAGAGGAGCTCCATTCGAGAAGGCGTGAAAAATTGGAGGATGGGGTCTGGACCTTCGTCGATAAGGTCGTCAGGGGAGTCCCAGTTGGCTGAATAATATCTCCCCTCCTCATTATATGATTCTTCATTGTCGCCAAAAAAAGGCCATATTGAATCGTTTGTTCCAACAATTTTTACCACCTCACCTTTTCGGTTTCGGTAGGTCTTGCCGACTTCAAGTTTTAGTGTTTTCATTTTAGTTGTGGTTTAACGCGCCGTCAACATCGGCGGCGCTATGGTACAAATATAAGGCAGGTTTTTCAATTGTCCAAATTTTTACGCAAAAAAATAAGTATTTTTTCACTGGCCGTCAGCAGAGCGCCAGGCACCTCCAAAAACAGCCGCACTTCTTCGAATGTTCCGTTCAAATATTTTAATGCGAATGAAACTAACTGATACTCAACGAGATGCAATAGCATCGCATCAAATGTAGCATCCTATTGCACTAAAGAAAGTCAACAGGGCTGCGGGTTTCAGCGTTCGAATGCGATGAAATGGGTTTTTTTGCCCTATTGTTTTATTTCTCTCTATTTCCCCTCTTTTCTCTCTTTTTTATATTATTCTTATTTTATTCTTTTATTTTTATTTACTAAAAGTAAAAATAAGAGTATAAATATAAGATAATTAGAGAGTTACAGCGATGCGATAGGTGGTGCGATAGACCTTTTTCATTGCACCTGATATTGATACTCAGACAGTTACGAGGTGCAAGGGTTTAAATCGGCATCGCATTAATCGCACCAAATTCAAACTTCTTACTATTTCGGACGAAAAGTCCAGAAATATCAACTAATAAGATTTAATATTAATTAACAAAGTTTAGCACGGATTTACAAATATGTTTATTATCTTTGTTTTGTCGCCGGAACGAACCGGAGGCGTAAAAATCAATACAAAATGAAAAATATCACACTTGAGCAACTGGGGAGGCTATCAGACCCCTACTATCACAAAGAGATTGGTATAGAAACCAAATGGCGCATTGGCGACAAAGCAGGCGCTGGGGTGAATGCCATTTATCCGTACTACACGGCGGACCAATGCCGTGAAATTCTCGACAACGTCTGCGGAATTACAGGCTGGGGCAACGAATACAGGGAAGTTGCTGGCTACCTATTTGCTGTAATAGGTATCAATGTCGAGGGGCAATACGTTGAGAAAAGTGATGCAGGTGGCGCAAGGAGCAGCACGAAGGGCCTCAGCGGAGAGGACAAAGACACCTGGAATGCCAAAACGGCTGCCTCCTCGTCGTTTGTCCGGGCAGCAAAAGCATGGGGTATTGGCCGGCATCATGACCTGCTGCCCAAAATAATTCTGCCGGTTAAGAATGGGATAGCCTACACCCTTGAAGGTGTGGCGCTGGAAGGCCCCGAAGCCCTAAGCGCTTACTGCAATGCTACCAGTACTGCTGTTGGGTATCTGTACTGGATTTACAACCTCGAAAAAGCAAAATTCCCAGAAGGCAGCCGTGGCCTCGAATTGCTAAGCGAACTAAAATCAATCCTAACAGCTGAGTGACATGTTTGAAGACATTATTCAAAAAGCGAACGCCGCAATAGATGCGGCTACCCCTGAGCACGTACAACGTGAACAGGAGGAGGAGCAGAAAACAAAGGCGTGGTTTGAGGCTCGTATGGGATATTTCAACGCCTCCGACCTTCCCAAACTGATGACCAAAGGGCGCGGGAAGGATGAGGTATGGGGAGCTACTGCGCGGGCCGTTATCGACAAAGTTATCGTCGAGCGATCAATGACACCTGAAGGCCGCGAGATGTATGTGTCCGAGCTAATGGCCAAAGAATTCCGTCAGACACGCTGGGGGAATGAACATGAATCTGCCGCCAGGCAACTTTTAAGCGAAGCAATTGGGGAGGAGATACATGAAGTCGGCAGCATAATACATCCGGAAATACCATATTTCCGGGGTTCCGCCGACGGCATTACTGCCAGCGGTATCCCCGTTGAAATTAAATGCCCGTACGACCCTTTAAAGCACCAGGCAAATCTAAACTTGGTGCGCACGGGTATTGATTTGAAGCACGAGTACTACGCCCAAATTCAGGCGCACATGATGATCCACGGGGCCGACAAATGCTACTTTGTAAGCTACGACCCACGACGTGCAGAACCTGATAATTTAGCGGTTATCGAGGTCGAGCGTGATGAGGTGTTTATAGCTGCAATAAGAGAGCGCTTAGAGTTGGCTGAGGATTTAACAAAAGATTATTTATTAACAGTTTAAAAACCAGAAAAATGGTAAAAGGTTATTTTAATTTAATGGCGTTCAACAACGCCTTTATCGAAGAGAGAATAAACAAGGCAGGTGCCAAAATTAAATGTGTCACCATTCCCCTTGAAAACAATTTTTTAGCCCCTACCGACAAGGGCGGCGTGTTCGTAAATTGGACGGCGTGGGCGAATGAGAAAATTAAGAGCGATCACACGCACTTAATAAATTTGGACCCTGGTAAAGAGGTCCGCGAGCAGCTTAAAGTTGCCGGCGAGTACCCACCAACTCTGGGGGCGTTGAAGGTTGATGAAGGTGGCGGATTTCAGCAGACAGGCAAGATAGATGAGGCGACAATGCCATTGCCTGCCGCCGGGAAACCTGCGCCATTTTAATTAACCAGGGGCCGGGCGAAATCCCGGCCCCCAATTTCAAAGTAATGGAGAAAGCGATAAAAGAATTTTGGGATAAAGAGCCCTTCACAAGATACTTGTATCAACATGGCAAGCCTACACGGTTGGCTACTGAATGGTATCCGATAAATAATCTGGAAGCTATTCCGGTGCTTAAGAAGATAGGCTGCGAAGTTGATACCGAAAGAATGCGAGTAAGAAAAACATTAATACCGAAAAAGATATGGACAGTTCAGTCGTTGTAATAGAAAATACTAATGGGGAAATTTACGAATTCTCAGGACCCGTCAAAAAACATCTAAAACAAGCCCGACT